GATGACGACCCAGACCCTGAGGATGGTTCACCTGAAGCAGCAATGAAGCGTCAGAACAAACGCAACTCTACCTACCAGTCAGAGGAACAACTGACTCCGGAAGAGGAAGAACGCTTGGCAAAGGCTGAGGCAGAGTACGAAGAACGTCAGAAGAACCGCAAGACTCCGTCTAAATCAGACAAGTCTATGAAGGAAAAGAAGTCAGCGAAAGCCGACAAGACTCCTCGTGAAACAAAACGTCAGAACCTCGAAGAATCAGAAGAAATTCCGGGACTGAAAGTAGGTTCGAAAGTTACCCTGAAAGGTGAGGACGCTGTTGGTGAAATCACTCGCCTGTACAAGTCCGGAGACGGCAAAGAAAAGTGTATGGTCAAGTTCGGTGACGATAAGCCTATCAAGAAACGTGTAACAGCGTTGGAACTGGCTGAGGACGCCAAACCTGCACCCGCAAAGAAAACTCCAAAGAAGAAGTAAATGGTTGACGGAGAATCCATAGTATTGGTTAAAGGTATCTCGGGGAGTGGTAAATCTACAAGGGTTTATCTCTTCCTCGAGTTCCTCGAATCATTAGGTATGAAACTCCACCCATACAAGTTTAAGACACTTGACGGAAAGGAAAAGGAAGTCGGAGTTTACTCCGAGGACTTCAATATGGTTTTCGTTGGGAAATTCTATGAGAATGGCGGTATCCGACGCTGGCAAGGTTACGACAGTATGACGTCGCGACTGTGCAAGGCTGAGGGTCTATCCTACTTCTTGAAGGAAACGTCTAAGGCAGGGCATGGAGTTTTGATTGATGGTGCAGGAACAACTGTATCATGGCGATTGCGTCCCTTGGATTTATGCGGAGAGAGTGAGTTTACGAACATTCTCCATGTCAGGTATGATTACCGTGACGACCAATGGGATGAGTATTGTGCTCGGATAGCATACAGGTCTGGCGAGCCTCCTAAGGGAGATTGCATGTGGCGAAAGCACAGAACCTTTATGCACGACTTCGAAAAGGCTCAAAGAGAGGGAGAAGAAGTGAATGAGGCTGGCGGTTGTGTAGTTCTTCACGACCAACCGTATGACGCTCCGGTCTGGGACTTGGGTGTTCATATTTTTAACTTCTTTGGGCTGTCAGAACTATGTGAAGAGTTCGTGGCTTTCTGTAAAGCGTCGGACTACATTGAAAAGAACTCGTTTGTTGAATTTCAAAAGAATAAATGATTCATAAAGGTTACATATATTGCGTCACCTGTCTGCCCACTGGGAAACTGTACTTTGGGCAGACAATTCGTTTGATTGAAGAACGTTGGAATCGGCATGTCAATGAATCATTTTCAGGAAGTAGATACAAGTTCCACCGAGCCATACGAAAGTATGGTGAGGAGAACTTTACTGTTGAAGAGGTGATGACAGTTTCTGCTCCTACGAAAGACGCTCTCAAGAAGAAACTTGACTACGTTGAAATGAGGCTTATAAAGCGGTTCAACACTAAGATTGACGGGTATAATTCGACATTGGGAGGTGAAGGACAACTTGGAAAGGTATTTTCTGAGGAATCAAAACGAAAAATGTCAGAGGCAGCAAAGAAAAGATGCACACCTGAATTTCGGAAAAGAAAGTCTGTGTTGATGAAGAATTTGCGTCAAGATGAATCTTTTGTTCAAAAGCAATGTGAAGCATCACGAAATGCGTTGAGAAATCCTGAACTTCAGAAGAAGATGGGATTAAGTCGTAGAGGAAAGCCGTTGTCTGAAGAGCATAAGCGAAAGATTGGTCGGGCAGTAACAGGTGAGCGCAATGGTATGTATTTAAGAAAGTTTGTATATGAAAAATAAAGAAATATTTGTCCCGAAGCCAAACGAAAATTTCCCTCATTATTTATATTGGATATGTGAGCGGATGAACATTTTTTGGAAGAAATACAACGGAGACCCACAGCCTTGGACAGCCGACCCGATTTTGCAAAATTACAAATTTACTTCGGTGTATCGTTGTCTTGACCGTGTGAGTCAATACTTGTTGAGCCGTGTGATTTACAATGGTAAAGAATACGAGCCAGAGGATATGTTCTTTCGCATATTGCTTTTCAAGCATTTCAATAAGAATGAGACGTGGGATATGTTGGAGAAGGAGTTCGGGGATATCACCTACGAAACAGGCTTGGAAAACATAGCGAAGTTCTTGGATAAGGTAGTTGACAGTGGCGACACGATATACGGTAATGCATACATCGTGAATTGCTTCTTTTATCAGTATCCCCAATATAAGCACATAACAGGCATGAGCAAACATCGTGCTCACTTCCGTATCTTTGAGGACGAAATCTTTCAGAACGGACACCTGTATGACTTCTTAGAGGCGAAGACCTTTGAGGACTTGTATTGGGTTTTCAGGAATATGAAAATATACGGGGACTTCACGGCTCAGCAATATTGCATTGACCTGAATTATTCACCCCTGTTCAACTTTTCGGAAAACGATTTTGTCATCACTGGTCCAGGGTCGTTGAAAGGTATCGGCTGGACATTTGACGGAGCGTCCGGAAAGCGTTATGACTATGTGGGCACTATCAAGTGGGTTCACGACAACTTTGAAAGGCTGATGGGTGACTTCTGCGAAAAGACAGGTATGAAGTGGAACCCGTTACCGTGGGAGCCTGTTCCTACTCTTACAAATCTTCAGAACTGTTTCTGTGAAACATCGAAGTTTGCAAAGGGATTAGGAGCGTCTTTCAACAAAGGTAGAAATGAACGTATCAAGCACACCTACGAAAAGAGTCCGAAGAAGATTGAGTTCGTCTTCCCCCCGAAGTGGAATGCTAAGTTGCCCAAGCCAGGAGAATTATTAATCGATTAAATCAAGAAAGACTTATGTATTTTCAAGCAGAAAATTTGAGTAGTGCGCTGGTGCTACTTTGTAAGGAGTTGATGGATAAAGGGATTGACGTTACCCGAAGAGGGTTCGAATGTCGTGAGTTCCCTGGAGCCGTCCTCATTGAGATAACTAATCCGACCGACCGCTATGTTCGTGTTCCGGAGCGTAAATGGAACAAAACATTGGGGTGGATTGAGTCCCTGTGGTTGGCTCGTGGGGATAACAGTCTTGAGATGCCTGCTTCCTACGTGAAGAACCTTGTAAACTTTTCAGATGATGGGAAGTTCATGAGAGCGGGATATGGACCCAGAATACGTCGTTACGGGGACAATTTTGATTCGATGGTAACATTGTCCGGAAAGTTACTTCCGCGACAGTATAAGAACGGTAAAGCAGACGAAAACGGTCGTTTTTCAAAATTGAAGGCTCCCGGACTGTACCAGAACGTGACTGACCAATTACGGTTCGTCATTGAAAAGTTCAAGCAGGACATCGATACCCGTGAAGCGGTTATCACAATTCACGACCCTATCTCTGACAACTTCAATCAGAATGAAGAGGACGGGGAAAAGGCTCCATTGCTCCTCACAAAGGATACACCGTGTACCCGTTCAATCCACTTCATGATAGTGAATGGAAAGATGAACTGTTACGTGGATATCCGTTCGAATGACCTTATCTGGGGGTTCAGTGCGGTGAACGTGTTCAACTTTACATTGATGCAGGAGTACGTCGCAGCGATAGTGGGCGTGCCTGTCGGGAAATATTATCACAAGGCAGACAATCTTCATGTCTATAAGGACTTCATTCCGTTGGCTGAAGAAATCGCTAAAAGAGACCCAAATTCGTATCCTTCCGGAGTAAACTTTTCCTACAAGACGACGTTTAAAACTTTAGAGGAGTTCGATGCGCTTATCGCTCAGTTGAGCCAGTTCGAAGAAAACTGTCGTAACAGTGAAAACCGTACAGAACAGGACTTCGAGTTATTGCGTGCGGATATTGAAAAGTTTGAAGATGAGATGTTCTCTGACTGGGCAAAGGTTATCTTCCGTTATTGGACAAAACAGTTGGTAGAGTTCCGGAACCCGTTACTGAACGAACTGTTCATCGGATAAGAATTATTCACTAAAATAAAGACGATTTAGTTATGAATTTCAAGAAGATTGACATCCTGTTAGGGATGAAAGACATTCAGAGGTTGCCTAATACCCCCCATCACAGGGGGTACAACCTCTTGGAGCATGGGTTGGTGGTAGGCATGTTATTTCGTTGGTTTGCCTCAGAAGAGGACGTTGCCTACGACATCAACGTGTTTGACAAGGTGTTACTCCACGACTACGTGGAAAGGGTTACAGGCGACCTCAATGCGTGCGTAAAGAAATTCAATGAGAACACGGCTGCGGCATGGGATATCATTGAATACGAAATCTGTCATGGCGACGTGAACCTGTTGCCGTATTCCGATGAAGAAATTAAGAAGACAATGACTGACCTCCAGTACCGTCTTTTCAAGACCTGTGATTATTTGGACTTATGGATATTCTGTAAGAACGAACAGGCTCTGGGAAACACGTCCAAGAAGTTATTGACTTGTATCATAAACTGCGAACAACTGTTGGAGAAGTACACGGACGGCTGGAAACTCTTCAAAAGTGTTCAAAAATTCATGAATCAATATGAGCCTTAAAGGAAAGATATATGGCTTGGTAGGAGTTATTGGCTCCGGTAAATCTTACCAAGCGGAAGCACTCATGGTGGATGCTGCCTGTATGGAGCGTCCGCTGATTATGGGGGATTTCAGTGAAGGAATTCGCCAGACGTTGATGAACATCTTTACAGGGGAGTCAAAGAAGATTGACTGTACGGGTACAGCGTATGCGAAGTGGAAACAGTTGAGCAGCGATATCCTGTTACCGTTTTTCTCACAGGATGATTCTCCTAATATTCTTGACTCGGTACGAGTTGAGGGTCGTGAACTGTTACAGCGCACAGGCGAATATCTCAAGTCATTGGCTGGTGAAGACGTATGGGCACGTTGGACGGCAAACGCTGTTACGAACAGTTGGGCGAAGATGTCTGAAGAAGATGCTGAAATATGCGATATCGTATTTGGTTCATTGCGTTTCGACTGTGAGGCTGAGGCTATCTTTAAGGTTGCTGAGGCGACAGGTAAAGAAGTGAAGATTTACTTCTGTGATTATCATTCGGATTCCTACGAATTGAATGACCATGTCAGTGAGAAGTTTGCTCAATACTTCCTGTCGTTAGGGTGTAAAGATGGTGACGATATAACGGAACTTGTTAAGCAGAAAATCAATGGATAAATTCAAAGAATATCTTGAGAAGAATTTAATGGACTTCGCTCCTATTTCTGACTATGTGGTCGAGATAGGAGGGAAGACCTTTGAATTATATCAACCAGCGTATGACGGTGCGCTGTTTGATGACGGGTTCAACTTTGTAGGTATTCCTGCCGACCCGAAGCGTAAAGGCTCAGGAGAGGAATCCGTCGAAACATCGTGTGACTTCTACGCATTCAGTTTTGGGGGAGTGTACTATATGCTCGCCAAAGGTAAAGAGAATGACGTGAAACTCACACGGTTGAAATATATCGGTCAGGCGAAACAGGAGATTGAGACCCCTGTATTCTTGGGAGTTCATGGTCAGTATGAAATGATGTCTGGGACGGGAACGTATGCCGACTGGTGTAAGAAGGCAAAGTTCCTTGGGGTGAAGACGTTGGGTATCTGTGAAAAGAATTCACTTGCCGGAGCATTGAAGTTTCAAGCGGAATGTCAAAAGAACGGAATCAAGAGCGTGATTGGTATGGAGTGTGTGGTGTATGACCAGCCTCGGGATTTCCGCTTCACTGTTAAGGTGTATGCAAGGAATGACAAGGGTTGGCGAGACCTCCTCACTATAAATAAGTTCATCAACTGTGACAATCCGAAGTATATCGGTCTTGAGGACTTTAATAAAATCACCACTAACAACGATGATTTGATTATGTTTCTTGACCCGAAGACAACGGATTACGACAAGTTGAAAGACTTGCATATAGACGCTGTCGTCTATCAGTTAGACCCGTGCGAATATGTAGATGACAACCGTGACGAATGGTATCTGACGAACCTGAAGAAATTCTTCAAGGACAAGAACCTGTTACCCGTTCCGTCGGTTGACGCTTGGTATCTTGACGAGGAATACAGTTGTATCAGACCTCGCTTACATAGTATTGGTGGAACAACCGCCTACGAGAGCGATAATCAATACTTTAAATCGAACGACCAACTGTTTGTTGAGTTGGCTCAAATGTTCCCGGATACCGAAGAAGGGTTTATGGACGTGTACAGCCGTTTCATGGAAGGGTTGGAATTCCTTGAAAACATTGCTGAGGCGATAACCTTTGTCATCGACGTAAAGAAGAGACACTTGCCTCACTATAAGATGACGAAGGAAGAGGCGAAGCAGTTCGAAACAAATGAAGACCTCTTTTGGTCTCTTATAGCCGACGGTCTTGAGCGTCACCCAGACCTCATTGAGAATTGGGGCGAAGAGGTCATTATGGAGCGAATAGACCGAGAGGTGGGTGTTATAAAGTTAGGGGAAGCAATTGATTACTTCCTAATTACTTGGGACATTATCAATTGGTGCCATCGTAACGGTATAATGACAGGTATCAGTCGTGGTTCGGCTGGTGGTTGTCTTGTTTCTTACCTGTTGGGGATTACCAAGTTAGACCCCATGCGATACGACCTACTCTTTGAGCGTTTCCTGAACGCAGGACGTGTTAAGGTATCACTCCCTGATATTGACTGTGACTATCCTGGTGAAGACCGTCCCCGTGTGAAGAAGTACATGGAAGAGCGGTACGGCTGGAAACAGGTATGCTCCGTGGGAACTTACAGCGCATTACAGTTACGAGCAGCCATCAAGGATATGGCTCGTGTGTACGGGTTGGACTTTCAGGAAACGAACGAGATGATGAAAGTGTTTGACGTCAAGGACAGGAAGCCTGAAGACCTGTTCAAGATAGCCTGTGCTCATTCACGGGTGAAGAACTTTGTCGTTGAACACTCCGACCTCATCAATGAAGTGATGCTGATAATGCCAGCACCAAAGGCTCAGTCAATTCATGCCTGTGCGATGATGGTATTCCCAGAGGAACACGATATGTTTCATTGGGTTCCTATTCGTAAGAATGGTGAGGAGTATGTAACCGAGTGGGAAGGTGGTGAGATGGACGCTGCTGGCTTCCTAAAAGAGGACGTTCTGGGTGTGAAACAGTTTGACAAGTTCCAGGACATGGTTCGGCTGGTGAAGGAGCACGAGGGTGTGGATTTAGACATATTCAGTGTGCCGTTGGATGACCCAGAGGTGTACAGGTATTTCAAGAATGGTTGGAATGAGGATAACTTCCACTTTGGAAGTTCAGGATTGACAGGCTATTGCCGTCAGATGAAGCCAGACAATATTGAAGACCTTATCGCTGCTATTTCATTGTATCGTCCGGGAGCAATGGAGAACAACTTCCACAACGAGTACGTCTCCCGTAAAGAGGGTCAGAAGGAGGTTGAGTATTTCACCGGAACGGACAAGATACTGAATAACACGTATGGAGTATTTGCCTATCAGGAACAAATCATGCAACTCTGTCGTGAGTTGGGTGGGCTGTCGTTGGTGGAAGCCGATGATGTTCGTAAAGCGATGGTAAAGAAGAAATACGAGGCTCTCCAGCAGTATAAAGAACGGTTTATCCCTTACTATCGGGACAACTATAACGTCACCCAGGAATACTCTGAAAAGGTGTGGGACGCTATTGATAAGGCTTCGACGTACCTGTTCAACCGAAGCCACGCTGCTGCCTATGCGATTACAGGCTATATCTCTCAGTGGATAAAGGTTCACTATCCTATTGAGTATTGGTCGGTGGCGTTTAAGTATGCGATGGAGTCTGACTATTCACGCTACATTGCGGAAATCAATAAGACGGGAGTCTGTACGGTACGTCCTGTGGATATCAATATATCGGATACCGATGTTGTTATCAACTTCAAAGAGAAAGCCTTGTATTGGTCAATTACAGGAGTCAAACAGGTCGCAGAAAAGGCTGCAACCCAAATTATAAAGGAACGTACAGAGAACGGTCAATATTGGTCGTTAGACGACTTTATCACCCGACATAAATGGAAGGGTTCAGCAGTGAACAGCCGTATCATCAGAAACCTGATATTGGCAGGAGCGTTCGACAGTCTTGAGGGGGTAAAGAAACCTCAGGAGCGAATAGACCTGTTGGTACACTTCCTCGGAACAACGAAGGGAAATGTTAAGGAAGACGACCCTGTATTAGTTGGAGCCGACTTCCACGCCAATGACGCTTGGTGGTGGGCACTCCTACAAAAGAAAGTATCCGGACTGGCGTTCTTTGATTACCAGAAAATCTATGACAGGTTCGCTGGGGAGTTCCCTGATGCCTACGAATATGCTACTCTTGAGGAGTGTCACGATACGGAAGTGAAGCCGAATAACGGGTACGTCGTGTTGGCTGGGTTCATTGCTGAAATGGAGATTAAGAAGACCCGCAAGGGGGATACGATGTGTCGCCTGATATTAGAGGCGAACTACGAGTTCATCGAAATTGTGATATTCCAGCAGGAATACGAACAGTTGGAACCCCTGTTATCGTGCGGAAGAGCGAACCTGATACTCATTAATGGTATTCTTTCCTACGACAACCGTAAAGAGGTAAACACGCTGAGAGCCTGTTTCGAGTCGAATATCGTTACTTTGACGTTATAAATTTACTAAGATAAAAGGAAGAAAATTATGAACATTCTTGTGCATTTCAATGATGTCCCAGTGACATTACAAACAAATGGATTTGAGGACACGGTTGACATCGATAAACTCACTTCTATTGAGTACAGTAATTTATATGGTGAGGCGGTTACAGTCAGTGCGCTCCTGAACAAAGTAGGGTTGCTCCGTGCTGAAGCCGAAAAGAAAGTCGCGGAATGTAAACTTGAGAAAGAGGTTTACGAAGCCCAGACAAAGAAGGAATGGCGTCGGGAGGCAAACCGCAATGGCGGAAAGTTTACGCTGGCTATGGAAGACGGGGAAGTTGAGGAAATCAAGTTGTCGGAAAAGGCTCTTGATGAGGCTCTCTTACTTGACGAAGACTATCAGAATCTATGTATTGCGTATATTGACGCTCAGAAGAATTTCAGTGTTCTTGACGCACTTCAGTGGGCGGTTCAGGACAAGTCTAAGAAACTGAACAACCTCCTCAAACCTGTCACCCCAACGGAGTTCCTCGGGGAATTGGTAGAGGGTAAAGTAAACAGTTTCTTCATCAAGAAAGCAGGGTTCAAATAAATTTTTCGAAGAATTTTCGGGGAACTTCTTTGATAATTCGAATGATTCCATTACCTTTGTATCATCAAATTTAAGTTAAACATTCAAATAATTAGAATTATGGCAAAGAAAACAGTTCAATCCAGCGCAGTAGAAGAGTTCAAAGGTTACATTAAAGTCACAGACGGATTCTACCTGAAACCAGTTGAAAGTCACGCATCAAGTTATGACGTTTACCAAAAAAAGAAGTCTGACAGTCCTCGCCATCCTAATGGTAAAATGGACGACATGGCTTATGGTTGTACGCTCCCGAGAGCATTGCAGTTAATCGCCAACAAGTGTGCCGGACAAGAGGCTGAGGACATCATCGAACTGATGGAATCTATTAAGAGTTACGAACAGAAGTTTCTCGAAGACGTTACACGAATAGTGAAGGAAAACAGATAATTATCAACATTTTAAAAATTTAGTATTATGCCATTAGACAGAAGTAAATGGAAGGCAGCACCGCTCTCAACTGTTAGTGAGACGGTACAGCAAACAAAGCAGTATGACACGTATTTTGGTGGTAAAGGCGAGTATGCTCAGTTCTGGAAACAAAGAGACGGTATCACCGTGAAACGTGTTCTTCCGGCACACGAACCAGGAGACTCTCCCTACGTGCCTATGCTGACAGCGATGCTCAAGTGTGAAGTCGACGAAAAGGACAAGGAAGGAAAAGTTATCGGGAAGAAAATTTCAAACAAGAAAATCTTCTTGGCGACGCTTCACGGTGGTTATCCGTACGACATCATCGAAGAGTACATCAAGCGTGTCTACGAACAGGCTGAACAGTTCCAGGACAAAGAAGAACGTGCTCGCTTCCTGAACCCGATTACGGGTTATCGTATGGGTGGAAAGAACGGTACGTGGGTTCCGGGAATTCGTCCTCAATTGGAATACGTGTATTATGCTTTCATCGAAGGAAAGATTTACCGTGACAGCCTGAAACCGAAACAGATGGAAGCACTGAATAAAGAGTCTGCCGACCTGTGTGCTCAGAACGACACGGCTGCGATAGATATGTTCAGCGACCCGTCAACTGGCTTCCCTATTCAGTGGAGTCGTGGTAAGGACGAGAATAACAAGACAGTTGAAACGCTCAAGTCGTTACCGTTGAAAGTAGGACAGACATGGGAAGACTACTTTGAAAAGAACGCTGTTTCCGACAAGGTTCTTGAGGAACTTGAGGGACTGCCCAGTCTTCAGAAGTTGTATGTTGACTGTTACGGCAAACGTGACTTCGACTATGCACTTGATGGTTTGAAACGCTTCGATGACGCCAATTCTTACAAAATCTTTGCTCAGGATGACTTCCTTGACATGGTAGAGGAACTCCAGAACATGATTGAAGAGAAGACAGGCGAAAAACCGTCTGGTGCGGATGACCTACCTTTCGGTCCGAGTGAAGAGGAACAGAAGCCTGCAGCACCTGCGGCTCCGGCTGCTAAGAAAGCAACCCCTGCGGCAAAGGCTCCAGCGAAAAAGGCTGTTACAAAGAAGAAAGCCGAACCCACACCCGAAGAGAAACTGAAAGTTGTGAACGAAGAGTTCATTCGCCAGTACGGTGAAGGATACGAGGAACTCGACCTCGAGGGTGCTGAATTGGAAGAAGCTTATCAGTTGGCTCTGAAACACGAAGACCTCGGATACGATATTGAACACGTTCCCGGATGGGATGGTTCTGATGACGGTGATTCCGATGGTGGTGAAGAGTACGCTGGGGACAATGACGGTGGTGATGAACCCGACCCCGAACCTGAAGATGAAACTCCCGCTCCTACTCCAGGAGTAAGACCTGCTTCGGACGCTGGTAGTTCATCTGGTCAAAGTGCGATAGACCGTATCCGTGCTATGCGCAACAAAAAGAAGTAAACAATGAGTAATCAGAGTGAGAGTCCAAGCGTTATACACTTGGACTTTCATTTTAAATAATTTCGACAATGAGGAAAGAACCTATCGCAATAATAAGTACAGATAAACATCTTCAAGAGGCGAATGCGCTTGAACTGTTGGATATAGCCGAACAGGAAATTGCGTTGGCTCAGGAACAGGGGGTTGATACTGTAATATGGCTTGGGGATATTTTCGACTCACGATTAAGCCAACGACAAGAACTTCTCACTTGTCTAACAGAGATGATAGAACTGTATCATGAACATGGTATCACGTTGCTCTGTATTCCCGGAAATCATGATAAGACTGATTATGAGTCAGACGAAAGTTTCTTGACAGCGTATAAGTACCATCCAGGATTCAACCTGTATGAGACTCCTACCTGTATAGACCTGAAAGGGGTTGAGTGCCACTTCTTGCCATTCTACGCACAGGACGTATGGTTGGAGAAGTTCGCTGAACTACCTACTCCGAAAAGTAAGACATCAATCCTGTTCAGCCATACAGCCGTACAGGGTTCTATCAATAATGATGGGAAGGTCGTGAATAACAAGATTCCGTTGAAACTGTTCTCGAAGTACGGAAAGGTCATGCTGGGGCACTATCATGATGCTCAACAGCCAGGAGCCAACGTGTTTCACCTACCGAGTACCCGTCAGAATAACTTCGGGGAAAATGAGGAGAAGGGATTTACGGTATTGTACAGCGATACGTCCTTCGAATTCGTAAGGGCTCAATTTGTTCCGTATAAGGAAATAAAAGTTGATGTCCTTAAGACTTCAAAGGAAGAGATATTAAAACTCGCTAAAACGAACACAGATGGCGTCAACGTTCGGATAACGCTTGTGGGAGACCAACAGGCTGTTAAGGCTGTCAACAAAAAAGTCTTCACCGAACACGGTATCTCAGTGAAAGCAAAGTACACGGACGTTGAAGTCACGGAGGCTGAGGAAGCCGAAGTGGTTCAGGAACTGTCCGGAACAGATATAGCCGAAAAGTTCAAAGCATTTTGCGATGAAAAAGGCTACGAATATGATGAAGGATATAAACTATTAAAAGAAGTAATGCAATGGCAGGAGTAGAAGATTTGGTGAGCTCCCTACAAAAGAAGTTCGGCAAAGAAGTTGTGGCGGGAAACAATACTCAAGGAGTAGAGTTCGTATCGTCAGGAAGCCTGTCGCTCGACTTGGCACTTGGTGGCGGTTATGCGATGGGTCGTATCATTGAATTGCGTGGCTACGAGTCTTCGGGAAAGACTACGTTGGCTCTGACAGCCTGTAAGAACATACAGGAACAGACGGGCAAAGCGGTTCTCTACATAGACCGTGAGAACGCAATTGACATGGATTATGTAGAAGCACTGGGGGTGAACATATCTCCGGAGATGTTTATTCTGTGCCAACCAGGAGTTGCGGAAGAATGTTTCGAAATCATGAGAGAGGCTGTTAAGTCGAAAGCAATCGGAGCAATCGTGATGGACTCGGTGGCGGCAATGTTCCCTAAATGTTATTTGGAAGCCGATGTGGGTGATGCTAAGATGGGCGTGCTGGCTCGGCTTATGGCTACTTGGCTTCCCGGATTGATTGGCGACATTAAACTGAACCAACAGTTGGTCATCTTCATCAATCAGTATCGTGACAAGATTGGCGTGGTGTATGGTTCACCGAAGACGACTCCGGGAGGAAAGGCTCTTGGCTTCTACTCTTCACAGGTGTTGGACATTGCGAAGTCGGGTACAGTTGGAGACCGTGGCGAAGAAACCGCTAACCACATCAAGGTGAAAGTTGAGAAGAATAAGGTTGCGCCTCCGTTTAGGAAAGCCGAGTTCGACATTCGCTTCGGTGAGGGAATTGATAAGGCTTCGGAACTGTTACTCGTAGGAGTTGAACGGGGAATCATTGAAAAGGCTGGCTCGTTCTTTAAGTACAAAGGAAAGACGCTGGCACAGGGTCAAGAAAAGGCTCGTGAGATTATCTCAAACGACATTGACCTTGCGGAAGAAATCGAAGAACAAATCATGAAAACAATTTAGTATGGAACTCACCTATTTGCGTTTGAAGAATTTCCTGTCATTCAAGGAACTGAAGCATAAGTTCGTGAATGAGCCTGTCTTAATCAAGGGAAAGAACCTGACGGAGATAGAGTCAAAGGAAACGAACGGAGCAGGGAAGAGTACGATGGAAGCAGGGATTGCGTATGCAATCCTTGCCAACTCGCTCAAGAAACAAACACTTGACAGGGACTTAATCCTGTGGGGTGAAGAAGAAGCGGACATCTGGCTTGACATCTACTGCCCGATACGGAAAGAAACGCTGAATATACATAGAACCCTGAGACAGAAAGGTTCAGCGTCATTGGAACTCATGATTAATGAGGAAGAGGGTTCGGTACAGGTAGCAACCGTCAATGACGGAAACGCTTACATCTTGAACTGGATAGGTATATCCTCGGAAGACCTGAAGAGTTTCTATATCCTTAACAAGGAGAATTTCAAGTCATTCGTTTCGTCATCCAATTCCGATAAACTGTCGTTGATAAACCGCTTCATTAAGGCTGAACAGTTAGACGACTCCGACAGCGTAATCAAAGAGAAGATTAAGCCGTTGGAAGAAAAGAAGGCTGTTGCCTTGGGAAAGGTTCAGAAGATAGAGGGTGAATTGGGCGTCTATGAGGCACAGTTGGCTGAGGAGCGGGAGCGTAATCTTGAGGAAGAACGACAATCGCTTATAGAGCGCATAAACGAACGAATTGACGCTGTTATACAGGAGTACGACGGAGCGGAAAAGAAGATTGAGAATTCCCGGACGGCTATCAAGTTGGCTGAACAGAGTATCAAGGACAACCAGAAGAAAGTCACTGAAGCCTCTAAGAAGTTAGAGGGATTAGAAGCGATTGACTATAAGGCTCAATATGACTCCCTAACGAAAGAACGTTCTTCGACCGATACAAAGGTAGAGGCAGCGAGGAAGAAGCGTAAAGCAGCACAGGAACTGTCTTCACAGTACACTGCCGAAGCCAACCGCCTCACGGCTATCTTGAAAGGAACTGTAAAGTGTCCGAAGTGTGGAACGGAGTTCGTGACATCAGATGAAACGGTTGATGTTCCTACCACTCGGAAGAAAATTGAAAGCCAGAAGAAGGAAGCCGAGACCCAGGAAAACCTTGCGAAAACAGCGTTGGAAGAACTTAACTCATTCGAAGAACGAGTGAAGAAGTACGACGACAAGTTCATGAAGATACGTGTTCAGGAACAGGGTACAGTCAGAGCCATTCGTGAGGTTCAAGCAGAGATAACAAAAATCCGTGGGGAGATAACCCGAAGCAACCAAATGATATCCTCCTACCAAGAAGATATCAAGCATCAAGAAGGGATTCAATCACGTTGTAACAGTGAGAGCGAACAGTTGGTTGAACAACTTGAAAAGGCTGAACAGGCTGAAATGGAAACCAAGGAAGCCGAACTGGAAGGTCTTGTTGCCCTGACGAAAAAGAAACTCGAAAAGGCAAACAAGGAATACGGGGATTGCGAGAAACAGGTATCAGACATGGTACAGTGGGGATTGCGTTTCAAGGAGTTCAAGATGAGCCTTGCTTGTGAGCAGTTACGGATAATTCAGAACTTCGCGAATATGTCCTTACAGAAGCAGCGTTCAGAACTTCGCCTGTCAATAGACGGGTTCAAACGTAATGCGAAGGGGAAAATCAAAGAGGAGATAACTGTATCAGTCATCAATGGCGAGGGCGAATATAAATCATTCTGGTCGTTTAGCGGAGGCGAGAGAGCAAGAATTGAAATGGCTTTGATACAAGCATTTCAGGAAATGATTAACGGAACGAACCAATGGGGAGGACTTCACTTCCTAATGATTGATGAGGTTCTTGAGGGAACAGACCCGTTGGGCTTGGCTCTTCTACTTGAGTCAATGAGCGACGTTCATCATCCTGTATATGTAATCAGTCACGTCATGAATATTCGTGCTGGTGTAACCACTCTCACCGTCGTGAAGGAAAACGGTTACAGTTATATAGAATAATATGGAAAAGAAGCAAACAGTTATCGGAGTAGACCCAGGAAAACAGGGGTTTATCACGGTGATGAAAAGTACAGGTATCAAGCACTATCCGATGCCAAAGGTAGGGAAGGAACTTGACCTTCATGAACTGTCAGAATTGATTATTCAGATATCGGAGGAGTGTGACATCAATAACACGGTTGTCGTGATAGAGGATGTTCACGCTCTACCACGTTCTGCTGCGGGTGCTACGTTCACTTTCGGGGGAGTATGTTATGCGCTTCGTATGGGGTTCATCATGTGCGGTTTGAGGATTGTGCTGGTGACTCCTAAGAAGTGGCAGAAAGAAATGTACGAGGGCATCAAACCGAACCCCGACAAGAAAGTGATGTCAGTGCTTGCAGCTAAGCGGTTGTTCCCTCGACAGGATTTACGTCGGACGGAGAACTGTACGAAAGCCGATGACAACTTGACTGACAGTTTATTAATCGCTGAATATGGAAGGAGGCATTATTTATGAAATATGTATTGTGCTGCCCGAATGAAGCCTGTGAACTTCATGGCGTGGCGTTTACTCCGGGAAAATACGTGATGAAGTACAGTAAAGAACTCAAGAAGATGGTTCCTACTATTGTGGGGAAGCCGTATGAGTGTTCTAACTGTCGCGAACAGATGGTTTTCACAGAAGTTGAGAGCACTATACCAGAGTTCAGCGTTGGCGTCTTTAAGGGATTGCCTGACGACAAAAAGAAGGAGATACTTCGCCAACGGTTTGACAGGGAACTGAAGCGTGGTGCTGCGGATGAGAAAGAACAACGAAAGAAAAATGCAATAGAAAAAATGATTGGTTATGGAAAATAACGCTGCTAAGAAAGAGTTCCTTGACGCTTGTCGAGGACTTGTAATGAATTGTGACTGTAAGATACTCGTGGTGGAAATCATGGGTGAGTTCCGAGCCTACGTTGCTCCGGAAGTACGGCTGAAGACACGTGAATGTCGATACAATGAAGTGCGGGACGCTCAAGAGGTTACACCGCTACTCGCAAACATCGGGCATAACTTCGCCAGTGGAATGACGGAACAGAAGCTTCGTGAGCGAATTCAGTCAGTTCACAAAGAGGATTTCAAGTTTGGAACGGATAATTACTTCTGGATTACCAAAGTGTCCTTGAACCAAGGTTAGAGACTTTCATTTTGAATTATTATCTTTGTACCAATAAAGATAACAACGAGTGAAAACTTTAACAAAATCAAGGAATAACGATGGGTACAGACATGATTAATCCTGCTATCGAGACAGGAAAGAGCATTGGAGATTTCGGAATGATGGCTATTACAGCCGGATTCTTTTTGGTGCTGTCAGCACTGATGTGGGTAACTTTCTTCCGTTGGTTCATGAAAGTCATTAACGACACAATGAGCGCACAGCGGGAAACTTTCAAAGAACTGTTGGCTGAGACGAGGAATCAAAACATTCAACTCAGTAACATATCCGAGGGACTTGTCCCCGAGACGCAGATGCGTATCAAGACGGTCACGAATATGGCGTTCGACCTTGCGGTTGAAAGGGTGTGCCGTATTATTAAGAGGGTTCGTGAAGAGAACCATATCTCGGATAAGGAAGGAACAGCGAAGAAGATAAGACAGTTGCTGACGAACTTACATGAAGACCGAAATTCGAAATTTGACTGTTTTACGTTCCGTGGCAAGAAGTTGTCTTCCTATACGAATACGAAATGGATTGAACAGGTGGCAAAGGTAGTCGAGTCGGAAATATATAATGATAAAGGGGTGAACAACCAGCGTGCCTTCACCAACGTCGAAGCAGCGTATGCTAAAATCCGACTCGAACTTTACCACAATATGATGGAAGATTAAACCGAAAATTGGACGTTAAGCGTTAAAAGGCTGGGGAGATTGTAGAAATTTCTTCAGCCTTTTGAAGATTTTCGGGGAAAACTCTTTGGAATTTCATGAGAATCCATTACCTTTGTAGTGTCATTAAAAATCAAAGGTTATGAAAAAGTTCAATATTCAATACAACGGAGGTGATACTTTCACAGTTGAAACAACATCAGCAAGAGAGGCTGCTCGTATCGCGAGAAGAACTGGTAGAGATTTGATGAAGTATAACAATCATTCATCATTGTATTGGGTATGGGACGAGGAAGAAGAAAATCTTCTGTATATGGTTTCCACATTTAAATCGGGGAATCGTACAGTCACCACAATTACGAATTGCACCAAAAATAAATAATTTCGTTATGGCAAAATTAAGTCAAGAAAAGATTAACAGCCTGAGAGCCGAGTTGGTGGCTCTCAATAAGGCTTATCGTGAGGGCAATCCTCAAATATCAGATGTTGATTACGACCACATGGTTGAAACTCTGAGAGTAAACAGTCCGGAGGACGAGTTCTTCAAGAAAGGTATCGTAGAGGAAGCCACCGACCGTATGGAGCCGTTGCCTGTCCCTATGTACAGCCTCGAAAAAATCAAGACAATCAAGGACTTCCGCAAATGGTTACAGAAGATGTTTGCTGCAGGTTGTAAGGAGATTGTCGCCACTCCTAAATTTGACGGAATAAGCCTTGTCGTTGATGAAGACGATAAGAGAGCGTGGACTCGTGGTGATGGTGTAGAAGGACAGTTGTCAACGAAACACTTCGACCGTATGTTCAATGGCGAGGGCGAGCATCCGGAACCACACCTTATGCACACGTGGGGCGAGGCTATCATGAAGAAGAAGACCTTTGCCCACCTCAAGGACAACCAAGCCGACTTCGCCTATAAGAACGCTCGTAATATGGTTGCCGGAATATTCAACTCTCCGGACGGTTGGAACAACCGCTTTATGGCGAACGTGGACTTCGTGCGTTATGGTTCTGACCTTACAGGTGACAAGTCAAGCGTTCTTGATGAACTGAAAAGAACGTTCCATAATGTTACTCCGTTCGTGAGTTTCTACATTGAGGAGATAATGGAACTTGACGATGAGGAAATGAACCTGTTGCTTGATGAAGAACTTCATGACAGGTTTGACGCTGAATACAAGATTGATGGTGTGGTGATAGAAGTTGATGAAGAAAGCGTCCGTGAACAACTGGGACGGCTTCCTAATGGAAATCCTGCCTATGCTATTGCGTTCAAGAAGGAAGAGTGGTGCGACGTGTATCAGACAAAGGTCATCAGCATTGAAAAAGGAGTAGGGAAGACAGGTGTTCTGAACCCTGTAATCATCATTGAACCCGTTGAAATTAACGGAGCAACCGTATCTCGAGCCACAGCGTATAATGCAGCCTACCTGATTGACCAGCATATCTGTGAGGGAGCATTCATCGAAGTAACACGTGGCGGAGACGTTATCCCTAAACACTTGAAAACGATTGAGTATAACGAGAATGCGTACACCGATATGATGGATGACCTTGTTATTTGTCCGTCCTGTGGTGAACCGCTTAAATGGAACGAAACGCACGTTGACCTTGTATGCTCAAATGAGTCGTGCAAGGAAAGAGTAATTTCTGGTATGGTGTATTTCTTCCGCACGATGGGTTGCGAACAGTTTGAGGAGCCTACGATACGTCGTTTGTACGGACATGGCTATAAGACGATAGACACAATTCTTGAATCACACGTTGCGGAGTTCCAGAACCTGTTAGGGAAGTCAAAGGGGAAGACTGTTTCAAGTCAGATTGACAAGGTTCTTTCCGGAGTACCGCTGGCTCGTTACCTAACAGCCATAAATGTATTTGACGGAAAGATTGCTGAGGCGACCTGTCAGAAAATCTTAGACGGTTTGAACGGGGAAACGGTTGAGAGGCTGCGTGACCCAAATAGTTATGCGCTCACTGCGGAGTCTGCGGTCACTCTAAAGCACGAATGTGAACTTATTCCGGGAATAGGTGAGGTGCTTGCTTTGACGTTCGTAAAAGGTCTAAAAACGTATCTTTCGAGGGGAAAAGACAGAAGAGTCGTTATTACTTATGTACAGTCGCCAAAGGTTGAGACTCCTGACGGAGTCGAACAAATGTTTGTCTGCATGACAGGGTTCCGGAATAAAGAACTCGAAAAGGCTCTTCAGGCTCGGGGACACGTGGTGTTGAACGGTGTAACCAAAGAATGTACAGTTCTCGTGGTAGCCGACATCAACTCAACTTCCTCTAAGATGAAGACCGCTAAACAAAGAGGACTTCGTATCGTAACGAGAGAAGATTTTGAAAATGAGATATTGTGATGGAATAGGACATATTTATTGCATATGCTGTCTGGCTAATGGGAAACTTTACATTGGTCAGACAGTGAAGTCGATTGAGAAACGATTCAAAGAACATAAACAGGCTGCGAAACGTGGAGTTCCTTACAGGCTTTATTCAGCCATGAGGAAGTACGGTGTTGAGAACTTTACGATTGAGGAAATTATTCAGGTATCGGCACCCAATAGACAGGCTCTGAAAGCAAAACTTTGTTACATTGAGGAGCGTCTAATTAAAAGGCTTCAAACTAAAGAATTTGGATACAATTCAACGGATGGTGGGGATGGAGCGGTTGGAACTGTATGGACAGAAGAACGTCGTGCAAAAGCAAGGGAGGCTGCAAAGATTCACTTTGCTAAATATTGGGGACACAAACATTCTGAAGAATCAAGGAGAAAAATATCCGAATCAAATAAAGGAAGGCTTCCTTCAATGAAAGGTAAACATCTTTCAGAAGAAGCTAAACAAAAGATTTCTAAAGCAAATTCTGGTCATATTGGAGCATTTCGTGGGGAAACTCTTTCGAAAGAACATCGTAGAAAAATTAGTGAATCTAAGAAAGGGGTGAAGCGGAAAGAGTTTTCAGATGAATGGAAAAAGAAACTTTCAGAATCACATAAAGGAGAGAAAAATCATTTCTTTGGAAAGAAACATTCCGAGGAAACAAGAAAGAAAATGTCTGAAGCGAAAAGGAGGAATCGTTATGAGATATTGGTATAGAGACCATGATTGGTGGTACATTGGCTTTTCCTACGACCCTGCGCTGGTGGCTTCTGTAAAGAAGTTCGCTGGTGCAGGATACAACCCCCAAAATCGGGAGTGGTACATTCCGTTTTCACTTGTCACGGTGAATCCGTTGAAGAAGTGGCTTGA